GCCCGTGTGGCGCAACTTGAAACCAAAGGAGCCTGAAAATGACGGAAGTCGAAACCCCCGTTACCCCCATCGAAACCCCGACCGCTGAAGAAATTGCCCGTCATTACAGCGCGGCGATGGATTCGGTAAACCTGTTGAACGCCGGTAAGCCGGAAGGCATGAAGGACGAGGACTGGGCGGATTGCGTGAAGCGCAACAAGGAACACCTCAGCATCATGCTTGCCAAGGACTACTGGACGAACGAAGACTTGAAGCCGCTACAGGATGCTGCCAAGTGATCAAACTAGACCTCGACATCAACGAAGTGAACTTCATCCTCTCGCTGCTCGGTGACTTGCCAAGCAAGACGGGGGCGTGGCCGCTGATGGTCAAGATCAAGGAACAGGCTGACCCGCAGGTGCCTGTGCCGGATGAAGTGAAGCAATGACCACCGTGCAAGAACTGGAAGTGACCGTAACCAGCCACATTGATGTCTGTTCGGTACGGTACGAAGCGATCCATGCGCGTTTAAAGCGTCTGGAGAGACTCGTGATCTCAGTCGGAGGCACGGTCATTCTGGTGCTGGTCGGTGCGTTGGGTTCCATGGCAATGATGCTGGTGGAGGCATTGCAAAAGTGACTGAGACGACCGACATCGAAATGTTCAAGGCGCAGGTGCGAGCCGAGTTGAACCGGCTTGAGGCGCAGTCTTCGGCAAAAGAAGTCGCAGGCAAAGCCATTGGCAAAGATGGCCTCAAGTACATCACGGTCATCGTGGTCATCGGTGTCGTTTCCAGTCTTGCTTTGGAAGGCGAGAAGATTGCGGCGGTAATGGGCCTATTGGGCGCGTCACTGACCGCGCTGATCTCCATGCTCAACAACATTGCCGGGGCTAACGAAAAGGAAGACAAGCCCGAGTTTGGCGTAATCAAAGAACTGATTAACAAACTGGATCGACTTGACCGCAAGGAAATGCCGATGCGTGTCGATGTCGAGGGCGACCATGTGACTGTCACGAAGGGCGATGATGTGGTGAGGGCAAGCAAATGATGACCATGATTAGCACCTTTCTCTCGTTCCTTGCGGGTGGACTGCCCAAAATTCTGCAAATCTTCCAAGACCGGCAGGACAAGAAGCATGAACTTGCTCTTGTCGCAGCCCAGAAAGAGCGTGAATTGGCCCTTGCAGAGCGTGGGTTTATCGCGCAGGCACGGGTTGAGGAAATCAAACTGGAGCAAATCCAGACGCAGACGGCTGCTGAGGAACGCCAAGCCCTGTACAACCACGACATTGAGATTGGCAAGGGCGCGAGTCAGTGGATGATTAACCTGCGAGCCAGCGTCCGTCCTGTTGTGACCTACATTTTCGTGCTGGAGTTGGTCGCGCTGAACATTGCCGGGGTGTGGTACGCATGGCATCAAGGGGTGCCGTTTGCGGCTGCAATGGCCGAAGTGTTTTCGGATGACGAAATGCTGATCCTAAGCAGCATTATTGCGTTTTGGTTTGGTACGCAGGCTTTTGGCAAGAAATGATTCACTTGTACATCGTTCTTATATGGGCGCTTGTAACCGGGAACGAGTCAAACATCGATGAGGCAGATTGGCAGTGAAAGTCAGCGCCGCAGCCATCGACATGATCAAGCACCACGAAGGGGTGAGGACTAAGCCTTACCGTTGTCCGGCGCTGTTGTGGACGGTGGGCGTGGGCCATGTGATTGATCCGACTCACGCGGCGGTGAAGTATGAGGAGCGCAAGAGTTTACCGGTACCCGCAGGCTGGGATCGCACCCTCACGATGGACGAGGTGGATCGGATTCTTTCTCAAGACCTTGGTCGGTTTGAGCGTGGTGTGGTTCGACTTTGCCCTGCTGCTGTTGGTCGTCAGGGAGTCTTCGATTCTCTCGTCAGTTTTGCCTTCAACGTGGGTCTTGGCAATCTCCAGCGTTCTTCCCTTCGGATGAAGACCAACCGGGGTGATTTTGAAGAAGCGGCAGAAGAATTCATGAAGTGGACGAAGGCGGCTGGGCGTGTATTGCCCGGTCTTGTCAAACGCCGTAAAGATGAGCAGGCTTTATATTTGTCGGGAGTTGCCTAGATGCCCCTACAAAAAGTTGAACTACGCCCCGGCGTCAACCGCGAGTCTACTTCGTACGCTAATGAGGGCGGGTTCTTCGCTGGCGACAAAGTTAGGTTCCGTTCGGGCTATGCCGAGAAGATCGGCGGCTGGCAGAGCATCAACATCAACGGCAGTACGTTCTTCGGCGTGTGCCGGATGCTGTGGAACTGGATCAGCAAACTCAATCAGAACCTTGTTGGCATGGGTACGAGCCAGAAGGTCTACGTGGAGCAGGGCGGCACGTACTACGACATCACTCCGCTTGGTAACTCGCTGACGCTATCGTCAAATCCGTTTTCTACTACATCAGGTAGTCGCCTTGTCACGGTTACGGCTTCTGGGCATCTCACGGCTATCGGCACGTACGTTAATTTCTCCGGTGCCACGGCAGTAGCCAGCCTGACTCTGAACGGCCAGTACGAGATTCAGTCCGTACCTAACGCCAACGAGTTCACGATTTATGCTTCGGTTACGGCTTCATCCACAACGACTGGCGGCGGCTCGCTGGTCATTGCCAAGTTTGATATTGATGCAGGCAACGCTGTCTACAGTTCGGGCGTAGGCTGGGGTGGCCCTCCTTGGGGATCAGGCGGGTGGGGCTCTTCCACGGGTGCAGGCGTCGAGATGCGCCTCTGGTCGATGTTCAACTACGGCGACGATTTGATGTTTGCCGAGCGCGGTGGTGAGATTTACTTCTGGACGATAGACACGACTTCGTGGTCTCGTGCTGTTACGTTGGAAGAAAAAGCCAACACGGCGATCAAAGGTACGACGCTTGGCGCGTTTGCCTCGGGCGTTACCACTATCGTTCTGGATGATACGACTGGGCTTGATACGGGCGCGGTGCTATCGGGTAGTGGAATCGTTAGCGGTACGTACGTCACGACTGCATGGGACTTCAGCAACTCAGTCACGATTTCGCAGGCAACGAATGCCTCGGCTACGCTTTCGGCTATCTCGTTCAGTTACTCCGGTCGGCACGTGCCGAACGAGGTCAATTACATTATTGACTCGCCAGTTAATGACTTTGTGATTTCTTGCGGCTCGACCCCGTACGACCCGACAAGTTTTGCCACGACGTTTGATCCGCTGCTTGTACGCTGGTCAGATCAAGGCAACGCTTACGAGTGGGTGCCAGCAACGACAAACCAGTCAGGCGAGCAGGGTCTGTCGCATGGCTCGTACATTGTCACAGCCAACAACACCCGTCAGGAAATCTTGATCTGGACGGACACGGCGCTCTTCTCCATGCAGTACGTCGGGCCTCCGTTCGTGTGGTCATTTACGCTGCTGGATCAAGATATTTCTATTGCATCGCAGAACGCCGTGCTGACGGTGAACAACGTGGTCTATTGGATGGGCCGCGACAAATTCTTCATGTACTCGGGTCGCGTTGAGACGCTGCCTTGCACCCTTCGCCAGTTCGTCTATAACGACATCAACTATGACCAATTAAGTCAGGTTGCGGCAGGAGCCAACGAGGGCTACAACGAGATTTGGTGGTTCTACCCATCGCAGAACAGCACGATCAATGACCGCTATGTCATTTATAACTATCTTGAGCGTATCTGGTACTACGGCAATTTGAACCGTACATTCTGGGCGCAGCATACGCAGCGCATCTATCCGTTCGCTACGTTCAACGTGCAGCAGGCATACCTTGCCACGAGCATCAATTCGTCGGTAACAACGATTGCCTTGACCGACACTTCGACCTTCCCGATGAGTGGCACTATCTCCATAAACTCGGAGAAGATTTCTTACGCTGCCAAGGACGGTAATACGCTCACCGGGTGCGTTCGTGGCATTGAGGGTACAACGGCGGGATCGCACGAACAGTATGCCTACGTCACGTTCAACGTCGCAAACCAAATTATGTTGCACGAAGTGGGTAACGATGATGCGTCGGTGTCTCCCGCACTACCCATTGAGGCATTTATTGAGTCGTCGGACTTTGACATTCAAGATGGGCAGAGTTTTGGTTACGTCTGGCGCATGTTGCCCGACCTCAACTTCACAGGGTCTACGGGATCAAGCCCGAGTGTGACGCTGACGGTACGGCCTCGGCAGAACTCTGGTTCTAACTATACGAACGCCGACAGCCCGACTGTCACGCGCACAGCGACCATACCGGTTCAGCAGTACACCGGGCAGGTCTATACCCGTGTCCGTGGTCGCCAGATGGCGTTCCGTGTGGACTCCAACGATCTTGGCGTTGCTTGGCAGATGGGCGTGATGCGTATTGACGTTCGACCGGATGGACGCCGATGACCGTTGCACGTGGCATATCTACGCCGAACTTGCCGGTTGCTCCGATTCAATACGAGCAGCGGTTTCAAGATCAATTTAGTAACGTCCTGCGGCTTTTCTTTAGACAGGTAGCCAATCGGGTTAATTCACCGACCGCACATGCTTCGTATTTTGATACGACGACGCAGCCGAATCCGGTTGCGGATGCCGTTAATTTGTTTACTTACAATTCAGTCGTTACTCAGCAGGCTGTTACACGCGGCAACCCGACATCCAAAGTCTACGTTGCTCAGACGGGGATTTATAACTTTCAGTTTTCTGCCCAGTTAGATAAAGCCGGTGGGTCGGCAAGTGCTGTTTATATTTGGCCTCGTATTAACGGGGAAAACCTGCCGGACTCGGCTACTAAGATCGTTATCGACGGCCCCAACAACGAGATTGTGGCGGCGTGGAACTTTGTGCTTGTGCTGCAGGCAAACGACTATTTTGAGTTGGCTTGGCAGTCTTCGGACACCGACGTAGTTATCCCGTATGTAGCCGCAACCGGCAACATCCCAGCGATCCCCTCCATCATCCTGACGGTGGTTTGGGTATCAAATTACGAGGCTAACTAATGATACTATCCATCAAACTTGCCCCCGTGAGGGAGTTATGAATCAAAGTCAATCCATGGCGGGTCTTGCCTCCCTCGTGCAGTCACGGGGTCGAAACGGCGATTCCATGCTCGTCCACATGACCCCCGGCGAAGTTAAGGGGCTGCAGGCTCTGGCCTTTGCTCACGGTGGACAACTAAGCATCAATCCCGATACGGGGCTTTACGAGGCTAACTTCCTCAAGAAACTGCTGCCAACCATTATTGGCGCGGTACTGACCCCGCTGACGGGTGGCTTGATCAACCCGCTGACGGCTGGGTTCCTTGTGGGCGGTGTTGAAGCGGCACGTACGGGCGACCTTGGCAAGGGCTTGATGGCTGGCCTTGGCGCGTATGGTGGTGCGGGGCTTAGCAGTGCGTTGGCGGGTACTGGGGCTGCAGCCGCCGCTGGAGCGGGTGAAGTTGCTAAAACGGCTGGCGCAGAAGCCGCCGCTGCCGCTGCTAAAGAAGGTGCCACTCAGGCTGCCCAAGAGGCTGCTAAGCAGGCGGCTATGAAAGAAGCGGCACAGGCACAGATTCAGAAACAGATCGCTACCAAGGGTATGTTTGGTCGCTTGCCCGAAGGCGTGGCAAGTTTCAAAAACATCGGCGCTGGTGCTGGGGAAATCTTTAAGACCGGTGGCGCTGGCCTTGGCGGTATTGGCGGCATGGGCGCAGCCGGGTCTGCGTTCGGTACGCTTGGTATGCCTGCTAAAGCGGGTCTTACTATGACTGCCGCTAACGCACTTAGCCCCGACATGGAAATGCCGGAAGGCGGTGGCTATCAGATTGACGACTCCTATTACGAGTCTATGGGGTACAGCCCCGAGCAAGGCCGCTTCCTTGGCGGTCAGTGGCGTAAGGGCTATCCCGGCTTTCCCCCGCCGGGCATGGCAGGGGGCGGCGTAATCCCAGCCCCGAACGGCAATTATCCGTTGGCTAGACCGTCAGAGAGTGTTGGCGGGTACGAGATGGATATTGATCCGTACACTGGCGAGGAGCGGTTTGCTGATGGCGGCAGCGTCGGTAATCAGAGTCTTGAACAGTATTATCAGAGTCTCCTTGCGCCTCCGACGCAGCAGGGTGGCGGCAACCCAGCCTTCTCAAACTATCTACAGAACTTTAATCAGTTCGTGACTTCTCCAATTGCCGCTCCGCAGCAAGGTGGTGGCGGTGGACAACCCGGCGGCGGTCAGCCCGGTGGAGGACAACCCGGTGGTCAGCCGGGTGGTGGAGCAGGACAGCCCGGTGGTGGGAGACCCGGTGGTGGGAGACCCGGTGGCCCCCGTGGCGGTACAGCCCCCGGTGAACCCGGCGGCGTTGAGTACGGTGATTTCTCCGATATGGGAAATACCGGCGGCATGCAATGGGACGCCAATCAAGGGCGTTTTGTTTCGACTGGGCCGCAGAACCCGTTTGCTGGTGGAATGCCCACAGGTAACCCGTTCGCAGGGTTTGGCAACATAGATTTCTCTGCGATCCAAGACTATTTTAGAAACGCTGGCGCAGGGGGCGGTGCTGGGCGCGGTGCGGGTGCGGGTGCGGGTGCGGGTGCGGGTGCGGGTGCCGGTGCTGGTGCTGGTTCCGGTGGTATGCCGGGAGGCCAGAATCAATATAGCGGTGATGAATTTACCGGCCCGACTGACAATCAATTCGGTGGAGACATGGGCGGCGACGGCGGGATGATGTACGCCGGAGGCTCAAAAGACTTCGACGAAACCACTGGAATGTACCGTGGTGATACGGGTCAAGGATTTGGTACGGCACAGCCTGACCAAAGTGGCGCTGGAACGCCTGATTTTAGTGGCATGGATTTCAGTAATTTGGATTTGTCCGGCCTACAGAATCTTAATCTCTCGGGTATGGGCGGCGCAGGTAGTTACATGCCTGATATGTCTGCGTTCGGTGGTGGGCAGCAGGCAAACCCGAATCCGTTTGCCGATAACTATTCCCCGCCTGCTGATACGGGCATGGGTGAAGTTGCTTATCGCGGGGGTTCGCCTAGTTTTGATATGACGGGTGGCGGTAGGGAATATACGCCCCCTCCTGAATTCTCTAGCGGCCCGATATCACCCATGCAACCGCAGGTTGAGCCAGAAGTGCCTACTGGTGGCGGTAGACCGTCTAATGATTTTTTTGGTGGGGCTATGGCTCCGACTTCGCAAACGTTTGAACCAGAAGTACCGACTGGCGGCGGTAGACCGTCTAATGATTTTTTTGGCGAAATCATGGCTCCGACTTCGCAGACGTTTGACATGCAGCCTTACATGCCTCAACCCCAGCCTGCTCCGCAACCGGCTCCACAACCGGCTCCGCAACAACCTGCGCCTAATATGGGTGGATTTGGCGGCTTCGGTGGCATGGGCGGTATTGCTGGTCTTGCGGGTCTTGGAGGTATGGGTGGTATGTCACAACCCGCGCCTCAACCGGCTCCTCAACCCGCGCCCCAACCGGCTCCTCAACCCACACCACAACCTGCCTTTGACTACGGCGCAATGATGGCTCAACAGCCTGCTCCGTCGTTTGATATGGGTAGTTTTGGCGGTGGTATGGACTTTGGCGCTATGCAGCAGCCTGCCTTTGACTACGGCGCAATGATGGCTCAACAGCCTGCTCCGTCGTTTGATATGGGTAGTTTTGGCGGTGGTATGGACTTTGGTGGTATGGATTTCGGTAGCATGGGCGGCTTTGCCGCAGGTGGCCCGATTCAATACGCCGCTGGCGGTAAGTTCTTGCGTGGCCCCGGCGATGGCATGTCGGATGACATCAAGGCGAACATCAATGGTGAGCAGGAAGCCCGGTTGGCTGATGGCGAGTTTGTCATCCCCGCCGATGTGGTTTCCCATATCGGTAATGGCTCAAGCGAAGCCGGTGCTGATAGGCTCTACAAGATGATGGCTAACATCCGCAAGGCGCGTACCGGAAAGACCCGGCAAGCCCCGCAAATTAACCCGAAGAAGTACCTACCCTCATGAAAGTAACCAAACTAGAAGTCAACGAACGAGACATTGACCGGATTTTTCTGGTCATTACTCGTGACTTCGCCAACGAGCACAGCATGGGCAAACTGAGTGCCTCAAACCATAACGCAGAGAAAGGTCTGCTCTGGGGCATCAAGAACATTGAGTGCGGTGCTTGGGTAGTAGAAGACGATGCCGGTAAAGTTCTTGGCACTATCGGCATTCACCGTACTTCTCCATGGTACTCGGACGAAGAGTATCTTGCTGACGGATGGTTCTACGTACTTCCTGAGTATCGTAAGACCGGCGTAGGTAAGATGTTGTTGGATGCGGCTACTAATTTTGCCAAGGAACAGGAACTGCCCTTAATTGTCGGCGTGTTCAATATGGATGACACCGGCAAGAAGATTGAAATCATGAATCGTATGGGGCTTAAACTTATTGGCGGCTTGTTCGCCACAGGAGTTTAACTATGTGTGGCGGCGGCGGTGGTGGTAGTTCAGCACCTACTCAACAAACAGTTACTCAGGTAACGATACCTCCTGAGTTGATGCCGTATGCCAAGAAGGTTCTTGGCACGGCAGAAAATCTTACATACAACCAGCCCTACCAGACTTATGGTGGGCAGCGCATCGCAGGGCTTAACCCGCTCCAGCAACAGGCGATGCAGCAGATTCAGCAGCAACAGACTGCTTCTCAAATTGGTCAAGCCACCGGTATGGCTGGGCTTGCTGGGCTTCAAGCCCAAAAGTTAGGGCAATACAGTCCAGCCCAATATCAAGGGTTAGACGTTAGTTACCTTGGCGCACAGGCTCCCAGTCTACAGCAGTACCAGATGGGGCCAGCAGAGCGTGTATCTGCCGACAAAGTAAAAGCCCAGAAACTACAGCAGTTTCAGATGGAAGGGCCAGAAAGCGTTGCGGCTCAAACTGATTTTGGTTCTGTCTCTGCACCCGGCCTTCGCGACATTCAGATGGGTGGGCCGCAACAGGTTCAAGCCTCTCAAGTTGCTGGCGCTCAAATGGCTGGGCCGCAGCAGGTTCAAGCACCGTCTGATCTTGAGCGATTGCAGATGGGGCCAGCCGAGCGTGTCGGCACTCAAGCCCTTGAGCAGTATCAGATGGGGCCAGCCCAGCAGGTTCAGGCTGAACGGTTTGGCCTTTCTTCACTTCAGCCATACATGTCTCCGTACATGCAGGACGTTGTGGAGACCCAGAAGCGTGAAGCGATGCGCGATGCAGCCCGTCAGATGCCGGGTGTGGGTGCTGCCGCTGCACGTGCGGGAGGTCGTGGCGGTAGCCGCGAGGCGCTTCTTCGGTCTGAGTCGCAGCGCAATTTGTCTAATCAGTTGCAGGGCATACAGGCTACCGGTACGCAACAGGCGTTCCAGCAGGCTCAGCAGCAGTATGGCGTTGACCGTGCCCAAGCGTTGCAGGCCGCGCTGGCTAACCAACAAGCGGGTCTTACCACGGGCCAGCAGAATCTGGCTGCACGACTTGGCGTCCAGCAGTTAGGCGCACAACAGGGACTGCAGGCTGCTCTTGCCAATCAGGCAGCGGGTATGCAGGTCGGTCAACAGAATCTGGCTGCAGCACAGAATCGCCAGCAGTTGATGGCTCAGCAGGGGCTGGAGGCTCAGCGGCTTAACCAAGCAGCGGGTTTGACTGCTGGTCAAACTAACCTTCAAGCACGTATGCAAGCCCAGTTGGCTAACCAACAGGCTCAGCAGCAAGCAGCGTTGGCTAATCAGCAAGCAGGACTTACTGCCGGTCAAGCCAATCTTCAGGCTGCGCTTCAGACGCAGGGGCTTGGCGCACAGCAAGGGCTGCAGGCTCAGTTGGCTAACCAACAGGCCCGTATACAGGGAGGCCAGATGGGTCTCCAAGCGTCGTTGGCTAACCAGCAGGCTCGACAGAGAGCGGCTGAGCAGAACCTTCAGGCTAGGCTCGGCGTTCAGCAATTGGGCGCACAGCAAGGGTTGCAGGCTGGACTTGCTAATCAACAGGCTAGGATGCAGGCAGCACTTGCCAACCAGCAGGCTGGTCTGACCACCGGTCAGCAGAACCTTGCCGCACAACTCGGTGTTCAGCAGTTGGGAGCGCAGCAGGGTCTACAGGCTCAGTTGGCTAACCAGCAGTCTCAACTTCAGGCGCAACAACAAGCCCTTGCTCAACGTCAGTTTGGGGCGCAGTTTGGTGAGCAGTCTCGGCAGTTTGGACAGAACCTTGGTCTCCAAGGTATCCAGCAGCAGTTGGCTGCGGCGGGCATGCTCGGCAATCTGGGTCAGCAGCAGTTTGCTCAACAGCAAGGTATCAACCAAGCCCAGATGGCGGCAGGCCAGCAGATGCAAGGTCTGGAGCAGCAGAGGCTTCAGGCTGCGTACGAGGACTTCCTCAACCGGCAGCGTTACCCGTACCAGCAACTTGGCTTCATGTCAGACTTGATTCGCGGTACGCCGACCGCTGGCGGGGTTCAAAGTCTTTACGGCGCACAAGCCAGCCCACTTGGAGCCTTAGCAGGACTCGGTGGTCTATACATGGCTGGTAGAGGCTAAAGGCCCGTAAGTAGGAGATGTAAATGGCACAGTCACTTCAGGGCATATCTGCGCTTGATCCGCGAGTTGCGGCGACCGATAAGTTCATCCAAGAGAAGCAGATTCCTCCCGATCAGGTTGAGGACTTCTTGCTTGGCATGGGGGCTGACCCGCGTCTGGCTTCTCTGGTATTCAAATACCGCAAAGTGAAAGAGGCGGCAGAAAAACAGCAGAATGAGAAACCCTCGACTAGCAACGTCGCTGATGAAGTTTCTAACCAATACGCTCAATTAAAGCAACAGGAGCGTATGCGTCAAGGCGTGGCTGGTATGCCGACGCCGAATCTTGCACGTGCAGCGATGCGTGGTGGTATTACAGGTGAACCTGCACCGCAGGCGCAAATGGCTGGTGGCGGCATCGTTGCGTTTGATGATGGTGGGTCTATACCGCGCAACCGCTCTCTAGTGCCATACAAAGCGCCGTTTTATAAGCGTGCGGCAGGTGCGGCCTTGGGGCTTGCTCGTAGACATCCGCTTGGCTTGGCAGCAAGTTTGCTCGGCCTTGGCGCTTTGGTTGGCGGAGACGAAGAGGAAGCCCAGCAGGCTCAAGAAGCAAGTGTTGAGCAGATTCCTGAAGGTCTCTCGGCAGAAGACTACCGTACGCTTGCTTCTATGAATATGGGTCAAGACCAAACCGGTGCTGGTGCTGCAAGACCTCTTTCTGCGCCGCCGAAATCTGCGGCAATAGACCTCTCGCCGTTAGAGAAACGACTGGCTGAAGCAAAGGCTAGGTTGCCCAAGGACGAGCAGGCAGCGATTGATGCTGAACTTGCCAGAGAGAAGCCGTACCTTGAGTCGCTGGCAGCGCGGCGTTCCAAGATTGAAGAGCAGGAAAAGAAAGGCACGACTTCAGCAGAAAAGAAGTTCTGGCTGGCGTTTGCACAGGCTGGGTTTGCGGCATCTGCCAAGGGTGCGCGTAACCTTTGGGAGACTTTGTCTATTGGCGGTGCCGAAGGCATGAAAGCCTATGAGGCAATCAAGGATAAAGAACAGCAACTTCTTGAGAGACTGCAGGACAAGAAGTTACAACTTGACGATCTGGAAGCACAAGTCAAACGTGGCGCGACCAAGTCTGGTATCGACCGGCTTGATAAACTTCGTTCTGAAGTTACATCGGCTCAGAGTGAACTTACCAAGACTCAAGTCGCTGTTGGTCTGGCTGACAGAACCGAAGCCGGTGCTAACTATCGCGCTAGACTTGCTCAGGAAGGTGCTGACCGTCGTGCTTCTACGGCGAGCAAAGCCCTCAGACTTGATCAGGCAATCGACAACGCTATCCTAAAATCGACCGATCCGAACCTGACCGAACAACAACGGCAGGCTGCGGCGAAGTTGGCTAAAGAACTTATTGCTCAACGTGCGCGTAAAGAGGCGACGGAGTCTGGGGCGCAGTCGCAGGCAGCAAGACTTTCTATGCAGCGTGAGTTGTTAGGACTCGGTGGAGAAGGCGACGGATTTGGCGGTCTTGCTGTAGAGTAATCTCATGCCTCGCTACAAAGTCACAATGCCCGATGGGAAAACGTACTCCATCGAAGGGCCAGCGGGGGCTAGTAAAGAACAGGTGATCGCCGCCGTTCAGCGACGTATTGGTGCCGCTGAAGAAGAAACCACGCTAGGTGGCGAAGTAAAAGAAGCCTTCAAGGGCGTGATTCCCGGTGCTGCTGGGCTGCTTGAGACGGCGGCTACAGGTGCCGCTGCGTTACTGCCCGAAAAGGCAGAGATGGCTGTTCGTGGTAAAGCCGCTGAATTGGCTGGTGCTGCACGTGAAGCCTTCAAGGCTACTCCCGGTTACGAAGAATCTACGGGCCGTAAGTTCGGTGAGGCTCTCGGCTCGACCGCCCCGTTCTTTGCGCTTGGCCCACTTGGTGCGGCTGGACGGGCTGGTGCAGTTGGTCTTGGTGTCGGGGCTGGCGCAGGCGAGGCACGGCAACGTGCCGAGATGGAAGGTGGTGAAGAAGATAAAGGTCTCGCTACAGCGGCGGGTGCCGTTATCGGCGCAAGCGAAGCCATACCGGTATTCAACTTTGTAAAGCGTTTACCACGTGACGCACAACTAACCATACTAGATCGCATCAAGCGAGGCTTTCAAGCAGCCGGTGAAGAAGGCGCACAGGAAGCGGCATCGCAGATCGCCCAGAACATTGTGGCTAAAGGTTTGTATAAGCCTAGCCAAGAACTGATTGAGAGTGCTGGCGAAGAAGGTGCTTACGGCGCAGGTGTCGGTGCCTTCATTCAGGTTCTTACAGACATGGCGCTGGGGCGTCGTGTTCGCGGTGTTCAGCCGCCTCAAAGTGCTGAAGAGAGATTGACTGAGGAAGAACCTCCTCCGACTGCTCCTCCCGGTACGCAGGCTTCTGTAAAGGAAGAAGTAGCCCGGCAAACTCGGGAAGAAGAAAAGATTAGGGCGGTTATTGACGAAGAGAAAGATGCAGCCGATGAAGAGGCGCGGCTTGAGCGCGAAGCCGTTCAAGCCTATGAACGTGAGCAAGAAGAACTTACAGCGAGACGCGGTTATGACGAGCAGACTCTGCGTGAAGCGGCAGAGGCTGAAGCACTTGCACCCGTAGAAGACGAGGGTGTGCCGTACACGCCGCCTGAGCGTAAGGAAGAAGTCGCTCCGGTGGAGGAGGAACCTACTGTTGAAGAGCCAACGGTAGAAGCCCCAACTGTAGAAGAACCTGAATACACGATGCGGGATGCCGCCCTTGAGGTGTTCAAGGAGACGGGCAAGACCAACGTAGATACGTTACGTAATCGGTTGGCTATTCCGCTACAGGAAGCCAAAGAACTTAGGCAGTCTTTAATTGACGAGGGCGTACTTGTAAGGCGTGGCAACACCTATATATTGCAGGAAGTAGAGACGGCTCCGGCTGCTAAAGCAGAGGAGGTTAAAGATGCAGACATACGCGCCAGAGATATTGAAGAAGTTGACGTTGGAGCAGTTGGAGGAAGCGATGTACTGCCTCCATCACGACCTGTATCCGCAGGACAAGTTACTGCAGAGCCTGCAGTTGCCTCAATGGAACGAGTTGGCGAACCTGCTGCAGTTGCTCCTGCGGGAGCGGAGATCGTCGAACCTGCACTAGAAGATATTGACGTTGCCCAAGAAGAACTTGAGGCAGCACAGACTCCATCTCGCGCTACAAGCATACGCACGGCTGCATTGGATTTCGTCCGTGCTACTGGCAAAGCAGACCCAATTAGTCTTCAACAGACACTTGGTATAGAACTTTCTGAAGCCAGAGCGTTACGTGAGGCGCTGGTTGGCAGTGGCGCTATTGTTCCCGTACCGGGTAAGAAAAACCTGTACACGGTGTTTGAGGAACTCAAGACCACGCCAGTAACTCCAGCGCGTGAAGGCCGTATTGAAGGTGAGTCGCTTACCGCTGCCAGACCTGAAGTGCTTCAAGGTGCGCCACGGCCTGCTGTGCGTGAAGTATTGCCAGAGGTTTCTGAAGAAAAGCCCGGTGTTACGGCGGTCGGGAAACGTACACAAGTTAGTCCAGAGTTTCAGTCTACGTTAGACGATTTGCGTCAATTAGCCGCTGCACCTGATATGGAAGGTAGGCAGTACGGGCTTGATCTTGTAGGCGGCGAAGCGCGTGGTGTTACACGCAAGAAACTAAGTCCTGCCGAAGTTAACAATGCTAAGACTTTGGGACTTACTAAAGAAGCCACGGCATACGCTGCCAATCCTGCCGGTGTTGCTGAGCGTAGAACGCTGATTGAGGCTACCAAAGCCAAGCACAAGGGGCTTGTAGAACGAGCAGTCGCTCTGCAGAAACAAGAGTCAGATAACCGTAAGATTGGTAAAGAAAAAATATTAAGCGACGGATTTTTCCGTAGCCTATACGGCACTCTGTCAGACCCACAAATAACTATGGGTCAACTTGTTGAGGCTGAGAACAGGTTAAAGAAAAGCGAAGCCAAGTACGGTGAAGTTGTCGCTCCGCAGGTGGCGGCTGAACAGGCTACGTTTGAGGAAGACACAGAATTCCGCGAAGCAATTAAGGCCCAAAAGGCCCGTGCCGAAGAACGTGAAGAAGCGGAGAAAGCCGCTCGTGAAGAACGCCGTCGTACTCGTAAGAGAGACATCGGGCTACGTTTTGAACGCGGTAAAGGCGCAGGCATGGACGCTGATCGCGTTTACGAAATTGCCACCAAGACCGCTGCCAACTGGAAGAACAAGCCGCGTATCTTCGTTGTGCAGTCTATTGATGAACTGCCAGAGACTTTGCGTGCCAGAACTCCAGATGACGTTAGCGGTTTCTACATCAACGGCGATGTGTTCCTGATCGCTGACAACGCTACCACAGAGGCTAACGTACGCGCCACGATGTTCCATGAGTCTTTAGGCCACTTCGGGCTTAAAAACTTGTTTGGTCGTCGTTTACGCGAAGTGATGTTAGACATCTATCGCACTAACCCTGCGATGCGTAAAGCCGCTGATGGGTATTTTAAGAGGTTTCCAGACGCGTATAAGTACATGAATGACGCTGATCGTCGTTCTATGGCTATTGAAGAAGTCCTTGCCGAGGCTTCTTCTAAGGGAGTAATCAAAGACGCAGGTATACGTGCGGCGTTCAATCGTGTTGCTGCCATGATCCGCAAGTTCATTCGCGGTATGGGCATACAAATCAACTACAGCAACAACGATGTTCGTCAGATTCTTATTGAGGCGCACGATACGGTTACCACTCGTGAACGCGAGGCTAGACTTAGCCCGTCTGGCGAACCGATGTTTCAGCGCAGGCAGGCTAAAGAACGTCTTAGCAACGTCTTCGATGTAAACACTACCGCACCTCGTTACGACAACAAGATTGGCGACGGCGTACGCAGTTCGCTGGGCAACGTGTACGACAATTTGCGTGACGGGGCCATCTCGTTCCTGTCAATACCGCAGATTGCCGAGGTGTGGGCTAAGGAACTTCCGTCTGTTGCTAAGTTAGACACGCTACTTGGTAATCGTGGCGCGACCGAAATGCGTCGGCGTGAGGAAGTTAGCACCAACGTAACCAAGTGGTTTGAACTGTCTAACAACTACAAAGACAAACCTGAGACGCTTGAAAGGTTCTTCAAGGTAGCGAACCTGACCACGGTTTATCAGGTTGACCCGCTTAAGGACTCGGTGCAGGCAGTCCTCAAGAAACCGAAGGACAAGATGACGCCCTTCGATAAAGTTTCTTATGACATTGTCAGAGAGTACAACAGTCTGCCTGCCGATCTCCGTAAAGCGTACAAAGACCTGCGCGAAGATTACGAGAACAAGTCGCAACAACTCTTCAAGTTGATGGAGCAGCGGCTTGGTAAGGATGTTGTAGACAAACTCAAAGCCAAGTATGACGCGAAGCGTTTGCAGGTGTACCTGCCGCTCTGGCGCGATGGCAATTATTGGTTGTCCTACACAGACAAGAACGGCGAGACGATTGTTGCCGCATACGCGAGTGATCTTGACCGTCAGCGTGGTGAGGACGCTGCCCGAGCAGAGGGCGGCAAAGAGTTTTCTACGTTCTCAAGACTGCGCGATGCCCGTCGCAGCGGCCCCCCGCCGACTGGGTTCTTGGGCGATGTAGTCCGTGAGATGGAGAACAAAGGTGCGCCGCAGGACATGATTGATGCGGTGTATGAGACTTTCTTGAACTATCTCCCGGCAGAATCCATCCGGCAGATGTACCGTCCTCGTGAAGCCTCGTTTGATATAGCCACGGGCGTTGATCGTTACGGCGTGTTCGGCTTTGAGCCTGATGTGTTTCAGGCTTACTCCAACGTGGCTACCCGCATGGCGAACCAACTCACGAACCTTGAGTACGCCATCCCGCTTGAAGAGACGATGAATGAAATCTACAAGCAGGCAGGTGGTGAGCGAGTCAGAGACAGGACGCTTGGTGCCGTATACAGCAATCTGAAGAAGCAAGTTGACTTCATCCGCAACCCAGAAAAGAACTGGCTGGTGGACGGAGCAAGTTACTTTAGTTACCTGTGGTTCATAGCCGGTAACATTTCTTCGGCACTAATCAACACGACCCAGTTGCCTATGGTTGTGGCTCCGCTGCTGATGGGTAAGTACGGCGTGGCTAAGACTACCGCTGCCATGGACAAGGCCATGAGCACGTATTTCAACGGTGGTTGGGATACGAACAATGCTGGTAAAGGCGCTTTCCCGTCTGACTTCACGTTTGGCGAAGCCGCCAATTTAGACCGTAAGTACAAAAAGTTATACCAGACAGCCGTTGCTCGTTCAGTCATCCGTCGTTCAACCGGATACGAAATCACTGAAGCACAAAAGGCTGGCGTGAAAGACTACGTTGGCATCAAGGCACGTGTAACTCATGGCCTTGGCTGGCTGTTCCAAAACTCCGAGCGTTTCAACCGCGAAGTTACTTTGCTTGCTGCGTTTGACCTTGCTTACGAGAGAACTAAGAACGTAGACAAGGCTATCGAAGAAGCCTTGAAAGTAGTCAGTGACGCACACGGTTCTGCTCTTGCCGAGACTGGGCCGCGCTTGTTCCAGCAAGGGTTTGGTAAGGTGATGTTCACCTTCAAGCGGTTTGCTCAAGCGCAAATCTACTTGCTCAGCAGATTGTTCAAGCAAGCATTTGGCGATGCTGACGCTCAGACGCGGGAAGTTGCACGCAGCCAGTTGATAGGTATTTTTGGTTCGTCTTTCCTCATTGCCGGTCTGCAAGGCATGCCGATGTATGGCGCAGTAGAGTTCTTAGCGAACCTGCTTATGGGCGACGATGACGAGCCGTACGACTTCAATGCTTACGTAAACGATAAGTTCGGTGAGACGGGTCGCAAGGGGCTGCTCAACCAGATGATCGGCGTGGACGTTGCATCTCGTACCGGCTTCAACGGGCTGATCTGGCGCGATGACCCGAGGCGCATGGCCGAAGTCGGGCCATTCTTGTACACGCTAGAGCAGGCGATGGGGCCAGCCTACGGCGCGTTCCTTAGCGCACAGCGTGGCGTAGAACTGTTTGGTGAAGGCGAGTACATGCGGTCTATTGAGGCTATCACTCCGTCCTTCATACGTAACGGCTTCAAAACTCTGCGTATGGCAGAAGAAGGCGTAAGAAACAAAGATGGTACGCCTGTCGTTGAAGACATCGGCGGCTACAACTTGATGATGCAAGCGGTTGGCTTCAATCCTGCCGAAGTTGCAGAAGCCCGTGAACGTGCCGGTGTTGATGCCAAGTTTGATTCCAAGTTAAAGAAGCGTCGTGCGGCTTTGATCGACCAGTACAACGCTGCGTGGCAGGAAAAGGATCGTCAGGGCATGCAGGAAGTTCTGGCTGACATAAAGAAGTTCAACCAGAAGAACCCGCGACAAGGGCTTATCATCACACCGGAAACGCTGATGAAGTCACTTAGCGGCAGACGTTCGCGTCAGTTGCAGTCAGTAGATGGCCTATACCTGCCATACGGTGTACGTAGTCGCGTGGAAGAATTGGCTGGCAACTAGCCAATACGCCAGACCCTGACGCCAAGATGTCCGTCCTTGGACGAGGCATAAGCCTTCACCCTAACCTTGGCGATTTTGGCGCAGGTGTCTAACTTATACAGCATCTCTGCCGGTTTGACGGTAGGCACGAAGAAAGAATCCCCGACTTCCATACCGTCAAACGGAAAGACCCACTCAGGCTCCTGAAGCCTTGTCCCCGTCATCTTTGAACTTCTCCAAGAATTCCCTAGTTACGGCAGGATCAGCACGGAAGGCATAAGTCCATATCGGTGAGGTCACGCCACCTTTCCACCCCGTTGAGAGCCGCATCTTCTTGGCATCTACGAGGGTTCCCTTCGCCTTCAACACCGTCTCCATCTCTTCTGTGCTGACGTTGCACTCCGTGACTAAATACTTTCTTAACTCAGTCTTGGAGATGTACTGCATGTTAGTGTCTATTTCGATTCGCGCCACGATGGCACCGTAGGCATCTGCGATCTGCCTGCCTTCGTTGAACACGAGGATACCGTTCTGGTACTTGAGCAAGAACTCCGTGATCAGAGCCTCGTAGTCCACCTCGCCGTCTTTGATCGTTTTGTCTCTTACCATGATTGACTGCAGCAGTACGTAGTTGAACAACCTTTCTAGGTCGTAGTTGACGATGTCGGCTTGAATGGCTAACTCCAGCCCAGCGAACGTGGAAGCGATAGCGTTCTCATAGAACCGATACGATGCGTCCGTGCCGAACCGCGACTGTCTGATCCGTTCGTGCCAACTGTTCAGCGTCTTGGTCGCGCCCTCGTCGCCCACGTGCATCAAGTGCTTGATGTATTCAAACCCGGCCCACCCGTAGTTGGTGTTGAATGGGTCAAAAATTTCTTCACCCAGTCTGGGGTTGTCTGCCATGGCCGCAGGCCGATTGATGCGGAACTCCATGTAACGAGCCATCTCGCCAGTTGGGTTGCGCTTGGCTGCGAAAATCTTATCCCGCATGGACTCGTTAGATGTCATCAAGCACAGTTGTGACGCAGTCAACTCCTGCTCACGCTCGGCATTAACGCTCGACTGCAACCGAATCTTGCCCTTGCCTTGTGCGACGGAGTGAATCAAGTTTGAAAGTTCTTTCGGGTCTTTGTCCTTGACCTCGTCCAAGCACAGGATAATGTTCTTCAAGTTGAGGGCGCGTTGCACCAGACCGTTATCGGTCGCCTTGTATACGCTGACGTTCTTGGGATTGGCGAACACGCTACTAGCCGCAAGCAGCGCACCAGTCTTACCGCCACCAGTGTTGCCGGTGTAGCAGAAGGTCATGCCGCTTGTGGTGCAATAGCGCATCAGCGGAGAGCCGAACGCCATGCCAAGAGCAAAGGCATGCATCTCAAATCCCGGCATGTTCAGTTTGTTGGCACACTCCTGCCACTTCTCGTAGGAGCCGTGTGGCTCAAGCATCTTGGCGATGCTCTTGACCATCGGGGACACCGGAGCATGCCGCTCCTTGCCGTCCCGTGTGATCTCTACATTACCAATAACGAACGCATCGTTTTCTAGCGTCCATCCCATCTGACCACGTACCTGTTCGGCAGCGTCCTGCGACTGTAAGTAGTGCGCCCATTTCGTCATGTATTCCACCAATTTAGGCCATTGTGTTTGCGTGGGCGGGGAGATACCCGCCCTGCCAAGCGTTCGCTTGAATTCGTCCAGTGACTGCATCGACTCGTGAGTCAGTTCAAACTCGCGAACCTCGTGCGGCAGCAACGCACGGATTGTGAATATCTCGCCCTCAGTACGGCTGTACATCCGCTTGATAGGAAAGAAATCATTAGTTGATATTAGAGTCGGTTCTGGCTGGTATCGTGTTCCGTCTTCGTCAACTTCGGCGGGTGGTAGGAAATAAATTCCTCCGGTTCGTCCACGTACATAGGGACGGATCGCAGGTGGAAGTACCGGAACTTCTTTGGAATCCTCTTCGACCCGAACTGCGTTCTCCTTGGGGTCTTCCGTGGCTTCGACAAAGCGCCGTCCAACGGCAAGAGGGTTTGTGATACGGCCTCGGAAGGCGCAGCCGTCGCACTTGCCGGGGTTGAGATCGTTGAACTTGTCACACGAAAACGGTTTACCAAAAGACTGATTAGCCTTGCGAATTGTTGCTTCATAGTTGTACTCAGGGTGGTCTTCAGACATCAAGTGGATGGATGCTTCCCAGTCGGTGCAGTGCCGTGCGATTGACAGCCCTGCGTACCACAACGGTTCTTCCAACGTGGTAGCGTTAGTTAGAATATGCTTAATCTGAGCGCAGCCCTGATCGCTCAGACTTTTCTCTGCGATGTCTTGAAACGTGGTCTCGTAGTTGTCGAGCCGCGCTATCTTCTTCGTGTCCTCATCAAGCCCCTTCGGCAGGAGATCAAGAATTGATCCACCAGTGCTAACTTCGCCTAAGTAACTCTTAAACATGTCGAAGTCGTACTCGACGAACTCCGTGTCCAAGAACTTGGTCGGTGCCGGTGGGTCGGTCTTGTAGTTAAGTGTCTCGGGGCAACGCAGGATACGCGCTGCATCTGCCGTTACGGCAGGATCAATCTTGAGATAGTCCAAGCACATCTGCTTGAACTTGGTGGCGTAAGCCTTCCATTCGTCGGTCGGTACGTCACGGTCAAGAATCCAGTAAGCATGCACCCCACCACCCGAATCCACACGGACAGGAGGCGGCAGGTCGTACTGCTTGACGAAATCGTCCAACGCAGCAAGTGCTTCTTCTTTGCTGCGGTACTTCTTGTCGTTCTCGCCAACGTCAAGGTCAATAAAGAATGTCTTGCAGAACTGAGCGTAGTCAGTCTTGCGGCTGTGACCCTTAAAACTATTTAGTGCTACGAATACATTCTGGCCTCCATTTGCAAACTCGTTAATCACTACAACCAAGTCGTCGAGTGTTTCCACGAAGCGGTGAGTTGTTTTGTCATTCTTGATACCGGCAACACAGTAAACACCCTGCGACGGTAATGCTTTCTGGTAAAATTCTTTTTGCATACACTGCCACAGATAAAAAAAGCGGGGTCAGCAGTCCCCCGCCAGAGAGGTGTCAAACAAACCTAAATCAAAGATTCCCTCCCAGCATTTGAGAGATGTATATCTTCGCGTCGAGAGAGTTACGAGCGGGAAGTACACCCTGCTTCATGTCTTCCTCAATGAGGTAGATGAAGGCTTCGATACGAGTGCGCTTCTCTTCCCTTATACCCTGTCCTCTGAACCACGCATAGACCGTAGTTCGTGACGTATCCAACGCTTTAGCCACGTAAGCCGCAGGGAGGTTAGCCTCGACACATACTCTGCCAAGTTTCACCCCCAAGCGGTTGGGGTCTCCGTCTTTTAGCGCGACTAAGAACTTGTCGCCGTATGAGCGAGGCATGGTAACTCCTTACTTCTTCGCCCACTTCTTGACAACGTCGGCAACGTCCCCGTTCGGAGCAGCCTCGGCTTTCTTAGTTGGCTCACGCAACTTCGGTTCCTGCAAAGCAGCAGGGCCAGTGACGATGGGGCCAGAAGTCTCACCTTCGTCTGCTTGATACACAGTCAACTTAACGGCTGCTTCTGCCGCTGCCGAGTTGCGCTGACGGGTAATAACTTCAATATCCGATTCGTCCACCGCTGCAACGGGTGAGAACAGCACCTTCGGTACAGGCGACTTAGTGTCGAACTGCATCTTAGTTACAACACGCCCTGCCGAAATGTCGTTGCTAGCCAACATCTGAATGTAGGGACGGAACGGATACTTGCCGCCTTCTTCCTTGCCAAAGCAAGATGTTGCAGGAAGCACCAACTGCATGACATCACCGCCGGGGTTATTCGGCAGCACAACCGCAGTTCGCCAAGACAAACGGCATGCCGCGCCGCTGCCACCCTGACCCGATCCCTTGACCGACCACTGGCAAGAATCGCAAGACTTGGCTTGAGGATTCTTTACCTCAACGTCAGGCGTCTTGGAGTCGGTTGACCAGCAGATAGGTGCGATCTTCTCGCCTTCCTTGTATGCACCAGAGTAGTAGGTGCGGCTAGCGGTGTGAGCCATCTTCACAAAGATGACGTTCATGTGCCGGTCTTCGATAGACGCGACTTCCTTGCCACCTGCCATCTTGCGGAATACGCCGCCCTTGATGCTGATGCGCTTGACCCCGCCAGTGCCGCCACCGGCTACGGCACGAGTGTCATCGTCGAGTCCAGTCTGCACCGTGGCGATCTGGTTCTTCAAACTGACTATGATGTCGTTACTCATAAATCCTCACTTACTGTTTTTGCGTACTGTTACACCGAACTCTCGCATCACGTTGATGCCGGGAGGTAGCCCGTCATCTTCATGACCGTTGAGAAACTCTCTGAAGTTGCTCTGATGTATACGCCGCTCAAGCAAGTGCGGAGCCTCGTTATCAAGAACAAACTTGTAAAAGTTATCCCAGTCTTGGCAGAAGAAACGCTCGTTCAACTTCCGCATAACGGTGCCGTGACCAGTCTTGATACTGTCAGCGTTTACCGAGTTGCAGATGTCGAGTAGCGCGGCTTCGATCTGTGTGGCTTCGTCTTTGAGTGCTTTGTCAGCAGCCTCAAATTCACGTAGTAATCTTTCGCGTTGATCACGTATGGCAATAAACGCTTCGACTAACTGTTCTGTATTCACCGTATTCACTATGCCTCCTCACTGATTACGTTACTGTACAGGTCAACTATTTTTTGATGACTGTCTACCTTGCCTTGCAGCATGGCATACATCTTCTTCTCAACATCCGAGCCTTGCAGGTGAACAACAGTCATCTTGTTCTTCTGCCCGACTCGTTCAATACGTCCGATGCACTGCAGATAAGTCTCTACGCTCATCACTGGCGACCAGAACACAACGGTGTCAGCAGCAGTTAGCGTGATGCCGTGCGCTGCAGATTGCGGCTGAATCACAAGCACTCGCGGGTCGGTCAAAGATTGGAATCGTTTGATGATCTCTGCGCGTTCTTGTGCTGCAACTGAACCCTGTATGACCTCGCTCGTGAAACCTTCGCTAGTTAAGAACTTCGTGACTACATCAATAGTATGGATGTACGGAACAAATACTACAACCTTGTTTGACGTTTCATCAAGTACATCTTTCAGTTCGCGCAGTCGCGGAGAGATGTCGAACTCAATGACTTGCTGCTTGTCGGTATACACCGCACCGCCGCTGATCTGTAGAAGTTTATTCAACGATGCTGCTGCGTTTACGGCGGAGATTTGTTCCCCTGCTGCTTCAATCAGCATCTGCTGCTTTAGCGTTTTGTAATACTTTGCTACCTGCGAAGTAAGCGGCACATCGCGTGTCTGATAAGTAAGTTCTGGTAGATCAAGACACTCTTTCTTGGAGTACCTCACTGCGGGCTGTAACGCTCGGTGTACTTCTTCTTTGTGCGTCGGTCTAGGCAACCACTTAAAGCGGCTTACCTGCTGCATAACTTTATCTCGCCACGCCGTCGTGAACTTCGGCACGCGCTGGGGCGACACGAGTCTTGCAAGACCAAACGCATCAACAGGTGACTGTGAGGCGGGTGTGCCAGTCATCATCCATAGCCACGTGTCGGGCGTGAGTAGTTTGGCTAGGGTCTTCCATCGCTTCGTCGATGCCGTTTTGTAAGCGTTTGCCTCGTCAACAATGATCAAGTCGAACTTGGCAGCGACGAGTTCATCGAACACCACGTGTGTGCCGTCGTAGTTGATGATCGTGAAGTCGTACTCGCTCTCAATGATCTTCTTTCTTTTCTCGCTCGTGCCGTAGGCCACGGCGCACGTACGGTGCATGGCAGTCCTAAAGACATCTGCTTGCCACGCCGAATACATGATAGATAGAGGACAGACCACCAAGACTTTCTTGATGATCCCTAAGTTCATTAGATAGTCAGCGGCCCAGATAGCAGCGGATGTCTTGCCCGTACCTGCCTCGTTGAAACAGAACGCACGTTGTCTAACGGACAGGAACGAAGCCGTGTCTCGCTGATGTTCAAACGGCTTGTATACGCCGGGCCAGTTGTAGTCTCGCAATATGGGTGAAGGAAGTTTTGGAAGAGTTATGTTCGGCTGCGCCTGATCAATGATGGCGCTTGCTACAGATACTTCCTTGTGATCCCAGAACAAAACTATTTCTTTACTGTTGCCTTGTGACTTAGTGATCTCGCACTTCTCTACATGACTGTAGATATCGTCAGCAAGGTTGTAAGGAATACTGAACTGTAATGCTTGGTTTTCAACTATGTTCATACTGTACCTATTTGTAAAAGCCCGTCTCGTGGGCCAGACGGTTGACGCTTAAGGTGGAGGCTGTGCGGGGGGTGCCCAACACGCGGGTGCCTTACCGTCAACTGACGCGGTTTGCGGTATCACTCCCGCAGGGGAAGGGTGAAAGAAAACCCCATCCAACGCACTCACGCCTTACGTTGAATTACTTCATCGCTCCGCTCGACTTGCGACGGAACGAACGATTCTTAGATGGTGCCTGTAGACGAGTGCCGTCGCGGTTGGTGCCGCCTTTCGACAACGCCCTTACATGTGCCACATCTTTACCTTTTCGGTCAATGCCTTTTTTGTCGTACGACCGACGCGCACGTTGTCGCTCCATACGATCTTCATGTTCGTCACGCGCTACCTGCTTTTTGTACTCATGCTTGTAGGGGCGCGGCTTGTTTACATACGGCATAACTACCTCACCTTGTAGAACTTACATTTCTCGACCGGACACCAACCGCACAAGCCAGTTGGTTTCTCAGGCCACATGTTGTTTTCGTACGATAACTCTAATCTATTCAAATCGGATGCAAACTCCATCCAGAGTTTGTTTATATCAGAACGCGAATACTCTTCCGGCACGAACGAGTTCCTAGTTATGAACAGCAGTCCCGCCTTGATGTTGACCACCTCTGGGAAGTGGCAGTAAGTCATCAACGCCATCAACTTCAACTGCTTCGGGTCAGGATACTTATTGCTGCCGGTCTTGTAGTCGATGATGTATGCATCCTCACCGTCCACGATCAGCAAATCAACAATCCCACGAACCCAACGGTTCTCGTCGTCAAACTCACACGGCGTCTTGTCCAGTCGCAGCCCCATCTGATATTCGGGGTATCGGTTTCCCGGTATCTTCAAGAGTTCATCAAGCACAGGCTTGTAGTGTGCGTAGTGCTTGGCAAGCGGCTTGCCTTCGCGAACGTAGTCTTCGACAGCCTTGTGAACCTCCGTTCCATACAACATCTGCTCTGTAACTTTCTTAGTTACAGACTTGGCAACCTTAACTTCGTAATACTGCCGAGGGCAGTTCACAAAGTCTTTAAGGCTACTGTACGACCATTGAATCATTCGTTGTCACCCTTAACGTGGACACCCAAGTCAGCCAGTTGTTTGCGCTGCTTAACTATGGTCTTCCAGTAACTATTGTTCAGTTCTCTCAAAGTCTTCATGTAGATTTCCTCCAACCGTATGTGCTCCTTCAGCAGAGTAACTTCTGCCTCAAGTTCCTTTATACGATCAGCACTCTCCATAAGACTGTCCGTGTTTAGTCTCACAGGCCACAGGCAGACCTTTAGCCCAGTCCGGTGGAGTAGACATTACTTGTGTTATGAACGCAAGGGCGTCTTGAAGTTCACTCGTGCGTACCACGATAACCGCAGCGTCATGCACCGTCAGCACGGGCCTGTATCGCTCACGTAGTTTAAGCATCTGCTCAGCCACGATGATACGAGCAAGTGCCTGCACGACGTTCTCGACTACCGAACCTCCCCAGATAGATACAGCACCCTTGCGGGAGTCGTAGGTCATGCGTTCATCTTCGATACGCAAATTCGGGTATCGGATATACAACCCATTAGGCAGTCGTAGACCTGTGCTGTTTACTCTTACTGCATCGTGTTGCCCCAACGAATACTCATTCATCTCGCTAGTCCAACCTGCGATATGACTCAGCGCCATCTCTGAATCACGCCACAAGTCCACGATCTTGTCGTTGATGCTGCGATACAGGTTCACGATCTGCTTGCACTCGTCTTCTGGCAAGTCGGCTCCCGGCGGCTGCGTCTTCAGCGTGTGCCGTAACTTCGCTGCACCTGTGCCGTAGCCAAGTCCAAGGATGCAGGTCTTACCTACGAACCGTTCGACGGGATCGGCCTTGCTGATCGGTCGCTTGTAAATCTTGCTAGCGAACCTGCTGTATACGTCATCACCCTCGCGGAACTGCTCAACCAGAGCATGCTCTCCTGCAAGCCACGCCAGAACCCGTGCTTCGATCTGTGAACTGTCACAGTTAATAACGGTGTAGCCTTCGGGTGCAATCACCGAGTTCTTCAGTGTCTTCTTTTTCTTGTCGCGGCTAGGCAGGTTCTGGAAATTAACCGAGTCAGTCCCGGCCCAACGGCCTGTGTGAGCGCCGTAATACTTGAGCGGGATAGGTAGCCGACCGCGATTCCTAGCACCAATACCGATAAAGCGTTCAATGCGTGACTCCTCTATGGTTGACTTAGTACCCAAACGCACGGCGCACAGTTGCTGTACAAGCGGGTTATCGGATTCCAGTAATGCGATAAAGCCCTCGTCGTTCTTGGCGAGAGCGAAAGTTTCCTTGTTCGTTGTGACACTGACTTTCTTGGGCGGCTCGACACCGTGTTCTTTTAAGACAGCAGCGAACTGCGGGTTGCTTGCCAACTTCTTGCGTACATCTTCTTCGGTAGCCGCGCCGAGTTTGTCCATCAGACCGCGCAGCAGTTCAGACTTCTCCTGTTTGATTTCTTCAAGACGCTGTAGCAACAAGGCGTCGTCAACATGCAGCACAGGTTGCGTATACATACGCAGCGTCATGTCGATGAGGTCTAGTTC